GTTCACTGCGAGGTGTAAACAATTTCTTTAGATATGCGACCATTACTTGTCGCCGTACTTTTCGGATAGAAACTGCTTCGTTGCTTCGCCATTATGATTGTCGGATGTTTCACCGATGTTAATCTTCTTCGGCTTCTTTTCTTCTGGGATGAAACGTTCAAGCCAAATCTTTAGCATACCATTGATAAGGTCAGCATTCTTGATTTCGACAGTATCAGCGAGTGTGAACTGACGAGTAAAGGCGCGTTCAGCAATACCCTTGTAAAGATATTCGCTATCGTCGGCAGAGATATTGCCCTTTACTGTGAGAGTGCCGTCTTGCAATTCAAGTTCAAGGTCTTGCTTGCCAAAGCCAGCAACGGCCATTTCAATCACATACTTGTTCTCATCAACTTTCTTGATGTTGTATGGAGGATAAGTTGGAACTTTAGGCATAGATTCACCAAGTTCAGCAAGACGCTTGAGAATTGGCTCAAAGCCTACAGTGGTGTTGAACTGCTTGGGGAAAGTAGAAAAGGAAAATGGGTCTAGTAACTTGTTCATGTTTAACTCCTATTAAGCAAGTTGTTTGTTAACATCTCTTTCCATTAGGCAAAGAGAATGTGGGACTCTCATCCCACATCAGTATATATAATACTTCTCAGTTAAAATGTCAAGAGGCTATGACATTTATTTTTGGTTTATTTGGCGCACCCTTTGGTCTTCCGCGACCTCTCTTAATCTCTTCTTTTGTGTCTTCAGATAGAACTTCCAATTTCGGAGAAAATGTAGAAATTGGCGCTGTAGGAATAGTCGCAGGAATAACTGTCGGTGTCGAACCATATGTTATGACACTATCTTGCGATACGCCAGTAGAACCCATTCCACCAATTCGATCTGACTTTCTGAGAGGTCTTGCCAAAGATTCCCAAATAACATACTCTTCTAACTTAGTCAGTTCGCCTTGAGCAATTCTATCGCCATCATTGATCATGTACTTGTTGTCTGATGCGTTGAACATTAGCAAATAGAGTTCATCGGTATAATCTGAGTCAATAATGCCTTCGCCGTTGATAAGAATAAGACCTTGCTTCAGCGATGTGCCTGATCGAGGATGAACACGAACAGAATAGCCAGCAGGAATATCTAGAATGTATCCAGTCGGTACCATAATGCGATCACCAGGATTAATGCAAATCTGAGTGCCGTTGTTATGAAACTGTCTGGTAAATTCTTTGTTCTGTGCGTTATAGCCTTTGTACTGATACTTGCCAGCAAACTGTGCCGCAACATCAAAACAGGCAGACTGCTTTGTTGAGAACTTCGGCAGTAAAACTTTTGGATGCGTCTTAAAAAATCCTAATCTATTCATAATATACTCCATTGTCATTATCTAGAAATTTCTTCCCAGTCCATTGATCCATGAACGTCTAAGTTATCAGTTCCTCCTGCGACTGCAAGAGTTAAAGGATAACCAGCTGTGCCGCTCAAAGAATCTCTTTCTAACTGGAACTTAAATAGTGCTTCTTTTAGAATATCGGTTGGTACGGAACTCTGGGTATCTGATGAAAAATATCCTTGAGCCATTGTGATTCCGCCAGTTACAACATTGTTTGCTACCGTATTATATTCAACAGACGAATCTGTACCAGCCGAAGTGAATGTGGTGTTAGACAATGTTCCGTTACGGATGACTTTCCATAAAAACTTGCCATTATTTCCGATACCCATTACCGATAGCGCAGTAAGAATAACTATAGCATCTTTTCTAGCATCTTTCAATCGCAATGTTGCAACAGCATAATCTACGCCAGAAGTAGGCAAGTTTCTAGGTGTTTTTATAGCTGTGCCAATAGATTGTTGGAATCCCCTAAGTTCATAACCGCCCTCTGAGATGACAGTAGAACATACCTGTTTTAGTGTGCTTGAATTGCCAGTCGGACCAACATTATTAATTTCATATCTCAAAGGTAGAGATGCAGTAGTCATGTATGTGGTAGAAATGCGATTAGCATGATGGAAAGAATGACAGTGAATTAATTGACCATCAATTACAAATCCGCAACGAACAGTGCCAAGACCTAACCATTCAATGTCTGTAAAAAGAATTTGTGCTTTAGACAAGTCTAGAGTTTTCTGTGAAGGACTACTATCAACTGCGCCAAGCAATGTATCAATGTTCCAATCAGCCTGTGCAACTCTATTTTCTGTCATTGATCCAGAAGATGATGTTCTTTCTACAAGATAGATGCTGCCATTAGCCTGTTCTAGATAGATGCCGTTATTTGCGCCATAGTATCCGACGCGCTGTATGAGATTTGTCTGAGCATTTGCCATTACAAATGTATTAAGAACCTGTAATGATTTGCCTGGCTGATATGAGAATACCTTAGTTGTCTCACGAATAATTTGGTCGTTAGCTGCTGTGCTGACGCTTAGATTTATTAGACCTTCACTAGGAGAGAACGTAACTGTCGTGTTTGTATTATTAGCTTGAACCCAAAGACCATTATCTCTATATCTATGAGATGAGTCGAAGAGCGTCAAAGGAGTTGACATTCTGGCTCTACCGAAAGCATCAACTGCCATGCCAGAGGGATTAGCAGCGCCGACAAGATTGCCGTATTGATCCGCCAACATCACAGTTTCAAAAAGCGTAGTCTCTTGTGGTAAATACTTGTGCGTATCTTTACGGAACTGTGCCATTGATCATTCTTCCTTGCGCTTCTTGCCTATAGTATATTTAGCTACTAGATTCCATTCATGTTTCTCTTTGTGAGAAATGATCTTTATCTGAGACAATGGAGCAACAGGATCACTGGATTTCTGCTCATCGACTAAGTTTACTAGTTCCCATTCGCAAAGCAGATTAGCGATAGTATTAAGACGGGCGCGGTCATCTTCAGTGAAGTCTGACTGCTTCCCGTCCAATAAGAATAATTGCTTAAAATGAATTATGTAATATTTGCCCTGTTTGTGTAAGATATGACATGACTGATACAGTGTCTTATCTTTCTTTGAGGCCACACCGATACGAGAAAGTGTCTCGCGTACCTTTAAAAAGTTGTCAGGATTTGGTAGCGTTACCTCCACTAATTCGTTTATGTCTAACATTCAAACCACCTTTATTTAAATTCTTTTTGATCTGTTCGATCTGAGCATTAGACAAGATGGACAAGGCATCTTTAGCCTTTTCGTTGGAGTAGTTATAATACTCTTTCACAGCATCCAAATTCTCTACAGTCTCACGCTTCTGCCATTTCTGGAATGGGCGCTTATAGGCTCTTACAGTATTTAGCAAATACTGATATTGTAGAAGATTGTCTGCCATGGGCAACATGTTCATTTGATTGGCTGCCATTAACATATCCAGATGAAAAGATATGGAACGGTTAACAACGAACGGGACATAATCCCGTTCGTTCTCAGCGGCAATAACTACCTTCTTAGTCTGCTGGATAGAAGGTATAATGTCTTTGAATAGATCGGTCAAGCTGCTTCCCTATTGTTCATCCACATGATCTTGTAGTCATTGACATTCATTGTGCCCATATTGCGATTATGAATAGAACGAATCATTACCATGTTCTGAGGATCAGTCTTGCCGCCGTCTGCATAGGAAACAATATGCGCTGCTTCCGCATCGTCCATAGACAGAGGCTTGCTATCAATATAGCACTTGCCGCGCTGCTTTGCAAGCTGCATCTCACGATCTTTCCGTGAGAAGGAACGACGAGTATCACGAACAACGACAATTCCGTATTCAATCAACTCATCGGGCGTCAGATAGTGCTTTTCGATCCAAGCAACACTATCTTCCCAGCGACGAAGATCGCCCTTACGAAGATTGTCCATGAACATCACGCAACGCATCTTCTTTTCGACCGAATTCTTGTCGTAGGTACGGATCATTTCAGCACCATAGGCAGAAGGATTCTTCTTATGGAACTGAGAGAAAGCGGTGTTGAAACGGTCAAACCATTCAGAATAGTCCTTGATTTCAAACTTCTTCCAGCGAGACTTGTACGTGAAATACAGACGCATAAGGATAATGAACTCATCTTCGGTCAGCTTAGACTTGCGAAGAGACTTCTTTTCTTCAGCCATTGCCTTGATGAAGTCGAGGCACTCACGCGCCTTCTTCTCAAAGACCTTAGCCTTTTCCTGATCAATACCTTCATCATAGTACAGGTCTTCAATCGTATTGTCATCGCAAACGCCAGGCTGTTCACCCTGATGGATCATGGTAACAACACGGGCAACAAGACGATCATAGGTAAGACGAACAGGATCAAACGTCAAGCATTCGCCGATGATCTTACCATCATTTGAATACTTAATCTCAAACAAAGGATGACACGAAGTTTTAAGGCTGCGAATAGAACGAGCAAGTTGACGCACAAGATTCGCGGCAGGAGTATCACCCATACCGTTAAGCTTTTCCTGGTGATTTACAGGAGTGCTGTTATTGGTCGTTTCCCAAATCGTAGCCTTCTGAACAGGAGTAAGTTCCTTGTAAACAACAAGACGCATCCTGAAGTTAAAGAAAATTTCCTTCTCTTCGTCCGTAAGGTCACGGAAGAACTTCGTGCCAATTTCTTGATTATGATAACCGTTTACCGTAAACTTGTTACGGAAGAAGTCGCGGAGGGCACGCTTACGGTTGCCGCCGTCAATTGACTCATACTTCTCAGAAAACTTCTGACGTTCCTTTGCCGTACGCTGATTGATCTTGATCTCACTGATATCAATGCCCTTGAAGACAGAACCGATGATAGCCTGGCGCTTTGAAGGAAACTTGCGCTTTGCATTTTCAGTTCCGTAATTGAAAACATCAATACGCTGGTGAATGGGAAGACAATCAATATCGGGAAGCCAGCTGTTCAAAAATTCCTTTACCGACATTTCGATAACGGAATAGTTCATTGCTTCACGAAGATAGTAGGCAGAAACATTACGGCTAAACATATCATATTTTCCTTTGTTTGACACTGGCACGCGGCTCGGGTCATTGAATGATACTGGCATTATTGCTCGGATCATTATGTTAGTATAGTACCACAGGTACTAATGATTGTCAATTAAATTCGCAATCGACCATCAATTCAGTTAGACAAGCGACAAGGTTAATTTCCTGATCGGCTACAAATGCCGACTGATACTGATATCTGGAAATGATAACGACAGCTTGTGGAATAGATTCCGATTTGAAATATTCATACAAACTATCATAGACCTTACGATAGATTCGTGCAGGCTCAATATCAGAATTGGCTACACACCACTTCCGCATCTCACCAAAGTTCTTATCTTTCAGACACTTTACAAGATCGCCAATCTTTCTCACATCGGATAGTTGAGCAACAATACTAGCGTCGAGATTGCCAGAACTAGAATAACGCTGAAGCTCATTAAGAGTACGCCGATAATCGGGAAAATACTTTTCAATGATCTTGGCAAGAACTGCCTTGTCATATGTTACCCCTTCTTGTGTGAGAATATTTTCCATGCGCTTCATCAACTGTGAAGCCATCTTGGCTTTCTCATCATTCTTCAATGCAAAGTCGATGACAGAACACCGAGAATGAAGAGCATCAATCAGCTTAGACTTGAAGTTACATGTAAAGATGAATGTGCAGTTTTCAGAGAACTCTTCAATGGCGCCACGAAGACCAGCCTGTGCTTCTGGAGTCAGATAGTCGGCTTCGTCTAGAATGATGACCTTACGACCACCTGTAAGTGATACAGTAGATGCATAACCCCTGATCTTGGTTCGCAGCATATCAATACCGCGTTCTTCAGAAGAGTTGATGAAGAGATGGTTGATGCCAATCTCTTCACACATAGCAGCAGCTACAGTTGTCTTACCGACACCAGCACTACCAGTTAGCATGAGATTAGGAATAGAATTGGTATCTACATATTCCTGAAACGACTTTTTCAGTCGCTCAGGAAGAATGCAGTCTGCAACAGTATGTGGACGATATTTCTCTACCCACAAAAATTCAGACATTACTTCATAACTCCATCATAGAACTCTTCAAACTGACGATTTTCTTCCTGCTCTTCCGAGTAGTTAGACTTAAAGTAGACCTTTGCCATACGGCGAACGATCTTCTTATCAACACCAGTCTTATCGCTAATGGTGTTCAATGTTTCCTTCTGAAAGTCTCGTTCAGAAGCAACTCGGGTCATGCTATCATTCAATTCACGAATAGCGTTCTTCAACTCTGCCTTCTGAGTTTCAGTGAGAGAATTGATACTCACGAAAGGCTTATTGTGTCCGATACCAGCCATTACTTGCTCTCCAATGCGATGAAATACTTGATCTTGCTATTCTTAGAAACAAACTTAGCAAAAGCGCCAAGCTGAATTTCAACATCATAGTCGCCAGGGATCAACTTGATGTTATCAACCTTGAACGATGCGGAAAAGTCTTCGCCATTATAATCGTTCAGCTTGATAGACGCATGATTGGAAGTATCATTAGCCTTTTCGTGCGTCTGCAAACGAATTTCTCCGTTCTTACCAACAACAGATAGATGAGTAAGACTGTTCATGGCAGCAAGCTTGAGCAACTTTGAAAGCACGACATTAGTAAGAGTAAAGCTTACATCAACCT